ACGCTTTATGAGCACTTGCTTTCNATCGTTCACATTTATCTACTCTTCTTTGAGAAAGGATATCGTCAAGTCTTGCCTTCACGCTCGGTTGATTTTCTCCTTTAGCCGTTACGCCTGTCGGCAATTCATCCTGGGATAGGATCCAGACCATTGCGGGGCGAGCGTATACAATTCGCCTCCCTGGGACCGTAGCCGCAGCGGGGTTGGAGTGCTGATACTCAAATAGCTTCCTCTCTATAATCAAGCTATCCACTGTCACATGCGTTGACATATAGGTCAATTCCGGACTTAGCAAGGGGGGCTGCCGAACCTTCGCAAACCTCTGGCAGTAAGCGGGATGGAATTTACCTATTCGAAAGGTGGAGAGCCAGAAATAGATGGGTGATAAATGAGCGGCATACGCAGGTATGCTGCTATAGTTACAAGTATGGGTGTTGAGTGCTTATGGTAGGCGTGATGCATGAGGAATAATTCGTAAATGAATTTTCTACATAAGATGTCAGGTTATATTTAATGAAGCAGAATATTTCCGGGTAAGCAAAAGAATTGCATGGCTATAATACGACAGTTTTTACTTAATAGGTGATTATATCCGTGGTAATTTTCTGTTTACTTTTCTAACATTATTATGTTTCTCTTTATTTCTTGAGTCGCACTCCAGGGCCTTCTCCGTTTTCATCGATAAAAATCACTCCTCCAGCTTCAAGGGCGGTTCTGATGGCAGAGAGGGTACGTTCCCGCAGCCGCTCGCCACGCTCCAAGCGTACAATTGTCTCAGGCGTGACTTTTGACAGGGCAGCCAACTCTCTGACGCCTAGGCCGAGAGCTGCGCGAGCCATTTTGCATTGAACAGATTGCATATCATAACCGTGTTAGGATTTTGATTGACCCTCAAGGTCGATCGAAATATCCTATCATTGTTCGCATATCCGGACAATGAGCGGCCGGACCAGAGGCTTGCATCTTCTGATCCGGCCTAGCCACAGACCACAATTGGAGCTTCGGATCATGGCTGATTCCGAAAATACCACATCTTTGCCTGAGTTCAGCCGTCTAATACCTCCAGTCCCACCGACGCTCGACCTTCGTCGGCTCTGGTGGATGAAGCTGGACGTTACGGCGCTGCTTAACAGCACGTTCAACATGACGGCCGATGATACGGGGTGGCGTTGCGGCATCACGCTCTACATGAAGGCATGGCATCAGGTGCCCGCCTCAAGTCTTCCCGATGATGATGCGATGCTGTGCCATATGGCCGGCTTGGGGCGCGATCTGGAAACGTGGCGCCGTGTCAAAACTACCGCCCTGCATGGCTTTGCCAAGTGCAGCGATGGCCGGCTGTATCACCCCTTCCTTGCTGCACAGGCTCTGGAAGCCTGGGGTGAGTTCGAGCGGATGAATGCCCGCCGAATCAAGGATCGCGAGCGTAAGCGCGCACGCGGAAGTGTGAAAGAGGCGTCCGAAGGAATTCCAGCGGAAAAATCTCTACAGAACAGGACAGAACAACCTCCCCCCTTTGTCCCCCCGGACGGCGCCGCCGGATTTGACATCGCTGGTTCGGCTTCGCTGGGTAGCGACAGGAACGTCCCGGAGAGTCGGCCACGATCCAGCAAGGGCGGACGGAAAGAACGCCTGCGTTCCGGCCCTGATCGGGTGTCGGATGCGAATGCGCAATGGCGCTGCCGCTTGGCTGTGGGACCGGAAAAGCCCTGGCTTTCGTCCTGGGGACCGCAGCCGGGCGAGCCTGGATGCGATGCGCCCGCCGCCTTGGTCGCGGCCAGCCCTTGGGGTCAGCGTTTATCCGCAACTCCTGCCGAGTGAGCCCGACATGATCAAAGCCAATCTGGTGTTGGGCTGCGCAGGTGAATTCCAGCCCTCGTATGAGGCGCTTGCCACGGTCAGCGATACTCAGGAGGTGGCCCATGGGTGACGCCGCCCTGTCGATCACTCCAGCGCGACCGGCGCCGACGCGGCGCGCTGTGCTTGCCGGGGGTGTAGCGTTTACCGCGGTTCCCGACGCCAAGGTCATGCCGCCGATCCGCATGGCGAAGGGCGCTCCGGTGCGGGATCCCGTGGTCGATCTCTGGTCCCGCTACATGGCGTTGGAAGCCGACGTCGAGGCGGCTTGGACCCTTGTTGAGGCAGCAAAAGCGCGGCTGCCCGGATGGGCGCGGGAGGCGGGGTGGCCGGTCTGGACCGATGCCATGATCGCGGAGCACCGTCTGCCGGAAGCATGGACGGAGCCCGGCTTGGCCGAACTGGTGAGGCTTCACCGGGAGCGGCTGTGGCATTGTCCAATCGGAGACAATGCAGCCCGCATGCAGTGTGTGGTGGAGCATCGGGCGCGTGTCCGTGCCTGGATTGCCCGCGTGCGTGAACAGCGACATCTCCGAACGGCTGCCGGCGTTCCCGAACTGGTGGCGCACGCAGAAGCGCTGTGGGATCGCCGTAGCTCCATCGAGGCGGAGATCCTGCGCATCCGCCCTCTGACCGTGCCCGGCGTGGTGTGTAAACTTCTGGTCTGGCGGGACAACCTTGATGGCCTGGACGAGGATGGGGCCGGCTTCACCGACGACATTGTCCTGTCGGTTCTGGCCGACCTTCAAGCCGGAGTCGCCACTGGTGCATCTTCTCTGCCGCTGAACGCTGCCGGGGACGATGTCCGCTTTCTCGCATGGAAAGCCGAGTTGACAGAGTTGTTGGGCCGGCGCTTTGAAGTGGACAAACCGTCAACGCATCACAGACGGATCGACGCGCTGGAGCGGTTGATCGCCTGGACGCCAGCATCGGGGCATGTGGGTGCCCTGGTGAAGCTGCGACGGCTGGTTTGCCCAAGGCTGGGTCTGTTCGCCTGTGGACATCGGACGGACGGAGACACCGAGGCGATGATCCGCGACGTAATGCGGGTGATTGCCGCGCACGTCGCGGATGGCTCCGATGGATGAGCGCCGTTCCGCCCTACTGGACAAAGCCGTCGGGCTTCTTGCGGCAGTGTTTCGCACCATGGACCCGAAGGAAAGGGACAGCCTTCTGGAGCTAATGGATCAAGCAGGTAATGCGTCCGGGCCTGACAAGGTACGCTTAATGAAATTAATCCACGAGCGCCTCAAGAGCCACAACGATGGTAATTGCTCGTAAACAAATCCTGTCATAGATACAGCGCTATCACCCACTCTTGTGGGGTGGGGCGGTGGCGCTTCTATGCAGAGGCATGGAGAAGTTCACATGGCATCTGTACGGAAACGTGAGTGGCAATACAACGGCGAAGTAAAAACCGCTTGGGTTGTAAACTATACAGACCAGTCTGGGAAGCGCCGGTTGAAGACGTTCGACCGGAAAAAGGAGGCAGATGCATATCGGCTAAAGGTGGAGACGGAAATAGAAAAAGGTGAGCACACGGCGGATGGATCGTCCGCAACTGTCGCCCGAGTATGCGATCAATTCATAAAAAGCGCAGAGGAGCGCTATAAGGTAGGCTCTATTGGGACGTCAACATTTTACAAGTATAGGCTGGCTGTCGATAGGTACATCATCCCCGCAATTGGAAGTCGTAGATTTAACTCGTTGTCATGGTCTGATCTGGAAACTCTTCAACGGGGGTTTTCTAAAATATCTCCTGCGACAGCAGAGGGATATCTTACCACCCTGAAAATGATTGAGGATTATGCGATCCGGCGGGGTTACACTAAGAAGAGAATAGTAAGAGATTATCGTCTGGATTTTGCATCTTCAAAAAAGAAGAAAATTCGGATACCGGCTGTCGAAGATATACTCTCTATATTGAAAGTTGTCGATGAAAGGCCGAGAAACTATGTTATTCGTGGCCATATGCTTCTTAGGTGCTTTGTCCATCTGGCCGCTTTCTGTGGGCTGCGGTATGGTGAGATTGCTGGGCTGACCAAGGATAATATTGACCTAGAAAATAGAATGATAATGGTCCGCCATTCTCTCACAAATTGGGATGAATTGAAGGAACCAAAGACAGAGGCTGGCATTAGGAACGTTCCAATACCGGCCCATATCGTCGCTCTATTGAAAGAGTGGATCGAGAAGCACCAATTGATGAATGACAGAGATCTTGTGTTCCGTACGAGCACTGGGTGTCCTATCAATTCTGGAAATTTCCATACGCACTTTTGGCATCCTCTGCTAAAGCGGGCAGGACTGTATTCAACCGATGGGGATCAACTCCATTTTCATGCGCTTCGTCACTTTACGGTGTCGTTTATGCTCAACCAGGGCATTCCGGTAACGGAAGTGTCTCGACATGTAGGGCACAGTCGTTCGGACATCACCTTGAACACCTACGCTCATGCGTTGGCAGATGACGGGCAGAGGCAAGAAGCGATGGACCGCATTGCAGATGTATTGTTGGATCGAGCGCGCGTCGCTCCCCAACCGACCTCAATGGAGCGCATCGGCGAGCGTAATCGCAAGGATCAGGCGCGACCTGCGGAATAGTACGGATGGTTCCGGCCGCGACAAGATCGCGACATAGTTCATTAAAGCATTGATATAGAACAGACATATTCCAGATGCAGAAGACTTCGGCAGTGGGGAAATCGCGCCGATGCTGCGCGACACCCCGGTGCTGAAGCCGCTGATCCGGCCGACCCGCAAGGGGGAGAAGCAGGACAACGCGACCTTCTACCAGCTGAGCAACGGCGCCAGCGTGCGCGTGGTCGGGGCCGCGTCGGATGATGCCTTCCGTCGCTACTCGGCCCGCTTTCTGTTCGCCGACGAAATCGACGGCGACGGCTGGACGCCCGGGGCCAAGACCCAGGGCGACAAGCTGAAGCTGTTCTGGACCCGCGGCGAAACCTTCTGGAACCGCTCGATGGTGCGCGGCTCGACCCCGTTGCTGTACGAGACCAGCCGGGTGTGGAGGCTGTGGCTGGCATCGGACCAGCGCCGCTACTTCGTGCCCTGCCCGCAATGCTCGGACGCCGCCGGCCAGCTCGACGGCTGGCAGTATCTGGACTGGGGCGGGCCGGACGTGCCGCACGGGCTGAAATGGAGCCTGGACGCCGAGGGCAATCTGGACAAGGTGTGGTACGTCGGCACCTGCGGCTGCATCATCGACGAGCGGCACAAGGCATGGATGGACGCCAACGGCGAGTGGCGCCCGACCGCCAGGGCGAAGGTGCCCGGGCATGTCGGCATGCATCTGTGGACCGGCATGTCGCTGAATCCCAACGCCGCCTGGCCGGCGATCGTCCAGGAATGGCTGGAGGCGCAGGCCGATCCGGCGACGCTGGTGCAGCCCTTCATGAATTTGCGGCTGGGCCGCCCCTACCGGGCGACCTATGGGCAGGAGGTCAGGAGCGGCAGCTTCATCGACCGCATGGAGCCGTACCTGGCCGAGCTGCCGGCGGGTGTCGAGTTCATTACCGTCGGGGTGGATGTCCAGTCGGGCAAGGTGAACCCGCGGCTGGAGGCCTCCGTCTATGGCTGGGGCCGCGGGCTGGAGGTCTGGCTGATCGGCCATTTCGTCCTGGCCGGCGATCCGGCCAAGGGCGAGGTGTGGGCGGCGCTGGACGAGCAGGTGCTGCTGCGCCGGTTCCGCAAGCCGGACGGCACCGCGCTGGACGTGCGGGCCAGCTGCATCGACTCGGGCGGCCACCATACCCAGGAGGTCTATGCCTTCGCCAACAAGCGCCGCTCCCGGCGGGTGTGGGCGATCAAGGGCCGCTCGGAAAGCCGGGGCCAGCGGGGCAGGGTGTGGCCGCGCAAGCCGTCCAGCAAGCTCGGCCATGTCTGGTACATGATCGGCGGCAACGCCGCGCGGGACTGGGCCTATGGCAGCCTGGCGGTGGACAAGCCCGGGCCGCGCCATGTGCATTTCCCGCAGGCCGCCATCGACGGCGCCCGGGAGCTGGACGACGAGTTCTTCGCCCAGCTGACCCGCGAGCGGCTGATCGTCCCGCGCGGCCAGCAATACACGGTGTGGCAGAAGCCGGCCGAGGCCCATGAGGCCGGGGTGTGCTTCGTCTATGCCTACGCCGCGGTGTGCGGCCTGCAGGCGCTGTCCGGCAAATACGTCAAGCTGGGCGAGGCCGATGCGGTGCCGGCGACCGACACGGACGACACCAGCGCAGAGGCGACACCGGCCGACGCCATCGCCGCGGCGGTCGCCCGGGCGCGCAGGCTGAGCCAGCCCGCCCAGCCGGCTGCGGCAGACCAACCGCTGGCGCCGCCGCCGCCGACCTCGACCGACAAAGGGGAGCTGTACCTATGACCGACGTCACCACCCTGGAGGCGTGGCTCGCCGACGCGCGGGCCGCGCACCATGCCCTGCGTCTTGGCCGGCAGACGGTCAGCGTGCGCTTCGGCGACCGTGTGGTCGACTACGCCCCGGCCAACGTCGCCCAGCTGGCAAGCTACATCGCCTCGCTGGAACGCCAGATCGCCGCAGTCAGGGGCCGGCGCGGGCCGACGGTGTCGCCCTATGTCGGGATCGTCGGCTGATGGCCACCGCTCCCGTCATCCTCGACCAGCACGGCCGGCCGATCACACAGGCGGAGATTCGGCGTGCCCGGGCGCAGGCGGCCATGGGCGCCTTTCTCGCCGGATCGGGCAACGCGCCCGAGCTGCGCGACTGGACGCCGGCGGCGGGCTCGCCCGATGCCGACCTCGACGGCGACCGCCAGACCATCGTCGCCCGCGCCCGCGACCTGGAACGCAACGACGCGCTGGTCTCGGGGGCCGTCCAGTCGCTGAAGGACAGCGCCATCGGCTTCGGGCTGGATTTCCAGTCGATGCCGGACTACCGGGCGCTGGGCATCGGCCGTGACCAGGCGCAGGACGCCGCCCGGCGCATCGAGTCGATCTGGCACGAGTGGAGCGAGGACCGCGACGCCTGCGACGTCACCGGCCAGCTGCCCTTCGGCGCGATGCTGCGCCAGTCGGTGCAGTCCGACCTCGTCGCCGGCGAAAGCCTGCAGCTGGCGCTGTGGCTGCCGGAGCGGCAGCGCCGGCTGGGCAGCCGCTTCGCCACCGTCATGCAGACGGTGGAGGCGGACCGGCTGTCCAACCCGCAGGAGCGCATCGGCGATCCGCGCCTGCGCGACGGTGTCGAGATCGACGGGTACGGCGCACCCGTCGCCTACCATATCCGCAGCAACCATCCGGGCGACCTGTTCATGCCGTGGGCGATGGCCGCGGCGGAGTGGCAGCGGGTGCCCTTGCGCGGTCCGGGCGGGCGGCGGGTGGTGATCCACTCCTTCGACCAGAAGCGCCCGGGCCAGCACCGTGGCGTGTCGGTGTTCGCCCCGGTGATGACCGAGCTGAAGCAGCGCGCCCGCTTCCAGCGGGCCGAGCTGCAGGCGGCGGTGGTCAACGCGGTGATCGCCGCGGTGCTGGAAAGCCCGGCGGACGGGCAGACGCTGCTGGACCTGTTCGGCGACGCCAACAGCTACATGGACATGCGCAACGCCCAGCCGGCGGTGCAGCTTGGCATCGGCCCGGGCGGCGCCATCCCGCGGTTGCTGCCGGGCGAGACGCTGAAGGGCTACTCGTCCAACCGGCCCAGCGCCGGGATGGACGGGTTCGTCACCACGGTCAGCCGGCTGATCGCCACCGGCATCGGCATGACCTACGAGACCTTCATGCGCGACTTCTCCAAGACCAACTACTCCAGCGCCCGCGCGTCGCTGCTGGAGGGCTGGCGCTTCGTGCTGTTCCTGCGCATGCACAAGACGCTGACCTGGTGCCGGCCGACGCTCGACCTGGTGCTGGAGGAGGCGGTGTGGCGCGGCTACCTCGACCTGCCGGGCTTCGCGGACAGCCGGGCGCGGCGGCAGGCCTGGCTGCGCGGGGTGTGGCGGGGGCCGGCGCGCGGCTGGGTGGACCCGGTGAAGGAAATCACCGCCGCGGCGATGCGGGTGCGGCTGGGCATCTCCACCCTGCGCGACGAGGCGCTGGACCAGGGCCGCGACCTCGACGACCTGCTGGACCAGATCGCGCTGGAGCAGGAGGCGCTGAAGGCGCGCGGGCTGACCCTGCCCGAGGTCAACTTCATGCCCACGCCTGATCAAGCCGAAGTACCTGCCGGCGCCTGACGGAGTCCCCCTGACATGTTGAAGACGATGCAGCCCGTGCTGGTGGCCCCAGCCTGGGCCGAGACGGCTGCTGCCCGCCTGGTGCGGCTGACCGAGGCGAACCGCGCCGGGGCCGAGCTGCCGGCCGGCTGCACCCGGCTGGGCGAGGTCAACGGCACGCGCCGGCCCTACGAGGTCGACCAGGGCGTGGCGGTGCTGTCGGTCGCCGGCCTGCTGGTGCCCAAGCTGGGATACATCGGCGGCAGCTGGGCCACCGGCTATGACGGGCTGCGCTTTCAGCTGGCGCACGCCTTCGCCGATCCGGACGTCCGCGCCGTCTGCCTCGACATCGACAGCGGCGGTGGCATCGCCCAGGGCTGCTTCGATCTGGTGGACTGGATCGTTGCCGCGAAGAAAGCGGCGGGCAAGCCGGTGGGAGCCATCTGCAGCGAAGAGGCCTATTCCGCCGCCTACGCCATCGCCTGCGCCGCCGACAGCATCGCGGTGCCGCGCACCGGCGGGGTGGGGTCGATCGGCGTCTGGCTGATGCATTGGGACCAGTCCCGCCTGCTGGAGGAGGCCGGGCTGACGCCGACCATCATCCAGTCCGGCGCCCACAAGACCGACGGCCACCCCTATGCCGCGCTGCCCGAGGCGGTGCGCGCCGACTGGCAGGGGCAGGTCGATGCGCTGCGCCAGCTCTTTGCCGAAACCGTCGCCCGCGCCCGCGGGCTGGACGTGGCGGCGGTCCTTGCCACCGAGGCCCGCTGCTTTGAGGGGCCGGACGGCACCGCCGAGGCCGTGCGCCTTGGGCTGGCCGATGCGGTCCTGCCACCCGACCAGGCCTTTTCGGCCCTGGTGGATCATGTGAGGGACACCCAGTGAAGACGTTCAGCTTCGCTCACCTGAACCCCTTCGGCCGCTCCAAGGCGGCGGACGGGGCGACCCAGGCGGGCACCGACAGCACCAAGACCGGCGAAGAGTCCGGTCAGCAGGATCAGGAAGACGACAAGGAGAAGCCGGCGGACGGTGACGAACCGAAAGCCGGTGGCCAACAGGCCGCCGCGCCCAGCGAGCGCGAGCGTTGCGCCGCCATCTTCGCAACACCCGCCGCTGCCGGCCGCGTCCAGCTCGCCGCCCATCTGGCCTTCAACACCGACCTGACGGTCGAGGCCGCCTGCGCCGCGCTGGAGGCGGCACCCATCGGCGCCCCTGCCCCCAGCGCCTCCACCGGCAACCCGCTGGCGCTTGCCGCCATGGACGCCCATCCCAACCCGACCGTCGGCGCCTCCACCGACGCCGGCAGCCTGAGCGACGACGAAAAGGCCGCCGCCGCGGTGCTGGCCAGCATGGCCGCCGTCGGGCTCATTGCGAAGAAGGACGGCACCCGATGACCTCCGCCAGCTTCTCCTCCCTGACCAGTCAGCCGCTGCCGTCCCTGATCGCCGGCGACTTCCCGCGCGTCACCCGGCTGGTGACCGTCGCCAGCGGCGCCGGAATGCTCCCGGCCGGCGCCGTGCTCGGCCGCATCACCGCCAGCAAGAAATTCACCCTGTCGGCCGCTGCATCCAGCGACGGCTCCGAAGCGGTGCGCGCCATCCTGGCCGAGCCGGTGGACGCCACCGCGGCCGATATCCAGGCCGTCGTCTACCTCACCGGCGAGTTCAATGCGGGCGAGCTGACCTTCGGCGCCGGCCACTCCGCCGCGTCGGCGGCCGACGCGCTGCGCGACCTGTCGATCTTCCTCTGAGGACCCCACCCATGGACATCTATTCGACCCTCGCCATGCTGGGGGTGCTGCAGTCGCTGCGCGCCAAGGCCCCCCGCTTCCTGCTGAGCATGTTCTTCCCGCTGGCCAGCTTCAGCGACGACGAAAAGATCATCTTCGACGTCGAGGTCGATGACATCGAGATCGCCCCTTTCGTCTCGCCGCTGGCTGCCGGCCGCGTCGGCGCCGACACCGGCTATGAAAGGTCGGGCCAGCCGGTGGCGTTGGCGAAGTTGCTGTTCTTCAGCCCCAATTCCTTCGCGCGCTTGCTCGCCTGTTCGGCGAAGGACTGCTCCGATCCGGCCAACGCGCTCGGCCAGCACGATGCAGGCGTCGTGCCGGACTGACGATC